TTTAATTATTTTAGAATGAGAAAACAAGTGTATGACACTTTTATAGAAACAAGATATATTTCTCCATACGAAAATGCTTTTGGTTTTTATGAAAATCAAAATGAACAAATACCAAACACTTTTTGTTGTTATGGAGATAATGTTATGGACACATTATTATTAAAATGTCAGTCTATAATGGAAAAATTTACAGCTTTAAAATTATATCCAGCTTATACTTATGCAAGACTTTATAAAAAAGGAGATGAATTAAAAAGGCACAAAGATAGGTTTAGTTGTGAAATATCAACTACTATGAATCTTGGTGGAGATAAATGGGCAATTTATTTAAGTCCTTACGAAAATGTAGGACTTCAAGAAGCATGGGGTGGAAAAAAAGGTATTACAGCTTCAAGTAATGCTAAAGGTATTAAAGTTGATTTAGAACCTGGAGATATGTTGGTTTATAGAGGTATAGAATTAGAACACTGGAGAAAACCATTCAAAGGTGATCAATGTTGTCAAGTTTTTTTACATTATAATAATGTCAAAACAAAAAATGCAAAAAATAATATGTTTGACAAAAGAAAACATTTAGGACTTCCAAACTGGTTTAAAGGTTAATCAGTTTTGAAAGAGGAGGGTCAGATACTCCACCACACCATCTGGCTCTCCTTTAAAATTATGGAAAAAGAAAAAATAAAAATTTTAATTTGTTTACCAAGTTTTGATACAAAAATACATTTAGAAACTATATCATCTATAATTTCAGTAAGAGATATTTTATTAAGTAATGGTATTCAAACTAATATGATGTGGGTTAGAGATAGTTTGATTACTAGAGGCAGAAATAAATTAGTATCACATTTTTTAAAATCAGATTGTACACATTTATTTTTTATAGATGCTGATATAAGTTTTCAACCTGATGATTTTATAAGAGTATTTACATTTAATAAACCAATTACTTGTTCTCCATATCCAATAAAAAGAGAAACACCTATTGAAGATGGAGATGCTAGTATGGGTTGGTGTTTAAATTTTCCATTAGGTAAATATGATCATAGTAAAAATAATGATGGTTTTAAAAAGTGTGATTATGCTGGAACTGGTTTTATGTGTATTAAAAGAGAAGTGTTTGAAACTATTTTAAAAAAATATCCAAGCATAGAATATAAATCAGATGTAGTTGCACACATTAATAATAAAACAAAGAGTCATAGAGGTAATACTGAATATGCTTTTTTTGATTGTGGAATACAAGGTCAAGGTATTTTAGAAGATGCTGATAATACAAAAAGATATTTAAGTGAAGATTATTATTTTTGTCAATTATGGAAACAATGTGGTGGAGAAATATGGGCAGATTTAACTAGCCAATTACGACATATAGGTATAAAAAGTTATTCAAGACCATCTATCGTAGAAAGAAAAAAAAATGATTGATAAAGATTTATTAATTGAAAAACTTACTAACCAAAATAAATTTTTAAAAGATAAATTAGAACAAGCTGTAAAAGGTAATATTACATCTGATCCAATAGTAAATAGAATTATAAAAAAACATATACAACGACATCAAGAGGGTATGAAAAATTTTGGTATCACTATGCAAGATAATGATAAACCACTCAAAGATTGGGTACTAGATGCTCAACAAGAATCAATGGATCATATTCTCTATTTAGAGAAAATCTTAAAAAAAGACTAAAAACACCTAAAATAACAGTGATTAATCGCCCATAGACAGCTTTTAAGGGGGGTTGAGAGCATTTTAGGGGGTTATATATAGGGGTAATTAAAAATATGGCAAAAGCACCAAAATGGGGAGTAAATACTTATGAAAAAACAACCAAAAGGAGTATTGGTCGCCATAAGAAAAATATGTCAAAAGATGAAAAAAGAACATATAAAAAATACAGAGGTCAAGGGAGATAAATATGGCAAAAAAAAGAATTAACACTATAAGTTCTGCACATCAAAGAATAGATGATCACGAAAAACTGTGTAGAATTATGCAAAGAGAAACAAATAATAAGATAAATGAAGTCAAAAAATCAATTATAAGATTAGAAAAATTTGTCATTTATGGTATGATTATGCTAATAAGTGGCATGGGAACAATAATATACAAACTTGTATTAGGGGGTTAAATATGCAGTTGAGTAAACACTTTAAACTTGAAGAATTTACCAAAAGTATGACGGCAACTCGTAAAGGTATAAAAAACGAGCCAGGTGCTGGAGATATTAAAAATTTAGAAAATGTTTGTTATGAAATACTTGAACCGGTCAGAGCAAAATTTGATAGACCAATTACTGTGACATCAGGATATAGGTCAGAAGAGTTATGTGAAGCCATTGGTAGCAAAAAGACAAGCCAACATGCTAAAGGACAAGCAGTTGATTTTGAAATTGCTGGTGTGCCAAATATAAAAGTTGCATATTGGTTAGTAAATAATGTAGATTTTGATCAATGTATTTTAGAATTTTATAATCCAAATGATCCAGCAGGTGGTTGGATTCACGCAAGTTATAATGAAAAAGGTAATAATAGAAAACAAGTACTGACTTATGATGGTAAAAAATTTGAAAATGGATTACCAGATATGGAATGGAAAGATGGAAAGGTAGTAGGTTCATAATGTGGTTATCAGCAATTAAATTAGCAGTATCTACTGGAAGCAAAATATACGCAAACAAACAAAGACAAAAAGAAGCTATGTCACAGGCAGCACTTCTTACTGCAGAAAAAATGGCACGAGGAGAAACAGAATATCAAGGCAAACTGTTAGAAGCAAGACAAAATGATTACAAAGATGAATTTGTACTTATTATTTTATCTGCTCCAATAATTGTACTTGCTTATGCAGTTTTCAGTGACGATCCGACTATGATGCAAAAGATAGAATTATTTTTTCATCATTTTGGTAATCTTCCAGTTTGGTTCCAGACATTATGGATAACTGTCGTGGCTAGTATTTTTGGTATTAAAGGTACTCAAATATTTAAAAATGGTGGTCCAAGCAATAAAAAGTAAAGATGATTTAAAGGAATTTAAAAATTGGTTTCTTAAAAATAACACAATAAAAACTCCTTATGATAATCCATTAATGTTTATTGATGGTATTGCTGGTATAACTTTATATAGAAATAAACCATTTCAAGTTCAGCTTTTTATTTGTGAACCAAATGTAAAAATCACAGAACACACACACCCAAACATAGATAGCTTTGAAGTTTTTTTATGGGGTATGAAATTTACTCATAATGGTAAAGTAATTATTGATGAAAATATGGCTAAATTAAAAAGAAATGATTTGCCAAGATGTTCACAATGGTCATTAAGAGTAAGACCAAATGAAATACATGGAGGTTTATCATCAAACAAAGGTGGTGCCTTTTTATCAATACAAAAATGGTTAAATAATAAAAATCCTACACACGTATCAAAGGATTGGAAAGGAAAATTAATTGGAGAAAAACACAGGCAACAAATAGAAGATGACTAAATATGTTTTAATTATGATTATGTGCTCATTAAGTACAGGCGATTGTCTCCCACCTCACGAAATTCCAAAACAATTTGATACTATTTATGATTGTCTAAATGCTGGATATATTGAATCTTTAAATAAATCTCAAGAAATCGGAAAAGAAGATGTAAATCAATATGGTATATATGTAAAATTTGTATGTACTGCCAAGCAAGTTGTATAATTTGCAACTATTAATTTAATATGTTATCACAAGTTGTATGAATAAAAAAATTTTAAAAGTTTTAGTCATTGGCGATACACACGATAGTCCTCACATTCCAGATAAAAG